TTAAATACCGATATATTTTGCGAATTGCGCTGCTGTTTTTTCTTTTCGTTTGTCTGTAATGTGGATATATAAATCCATAGTGATTTGAATAGACGAGTGGCCTAAACGTTCTTGTACGTCCTTAATATTTGCACCAGCTTCTAAAAGTAAACTAGCATGTGTATGTCTAAGACCATGAATAGTAATACGTTTAAGATTATTTTGTTTGATAATCACTTCTAACCATTTACGAGGCTTAGATAATTGGAGATATTCGTTTTTCTGGTTAGAAAATACCAGTTGATTTTTGCTTAACGTATTAATTCCCAATGTTAACAACCATTTTCTTTGTTCTAATCGCCATTTCTTCAAGATGTTCATAGTTTCATCATCGACTGGTATATCTCGCTTAGAATTTTTGGTTTTAGGTTGCTCTACATAAAGGCGTCTATTTTTTCCTCTGGCGAGAGTTTTATTTATCTTGATATAATTATCGTTAAAATCAATGTCTTTCCATGTGAGAGCTAAGAGCTCGCCTACGCGCATCCCTGTGAAGGCTAGTGTCCGAAAAAAAGAATACATACGAATATCTTTTTTCTTTTCTACTGATTTCAAAAAGATTTCTAGTTCTTCTTTATTAAAAAAGTTTAAAGTATCTTCTTCATGAACAGAGACCTTTCTTTTTGGAACTGCGATTTTTTTAAAAGGATTATCTTGTAGATATCCTAATTTAATAGCATAATCACATATACGCGAAGCATTATTGATGAATTCTCTATACAACACAAATCTTTTTACCTTTTCATTAGCGAACTTTTGAGCTATATCAATCGATATTTTGTTGATTTTAAGAGCACCAAATGCTGGTAATATATGATTCGCAAACTGTTCTTTTGTTTTAACGAAAGAACTTTCTTTTACTGTCTGCTCATAATTTACAATCCATAGATCGTATACTTCTTGAAAAGTTAACTCTTTAGACTTATTTAGACCATTACTTTCGTATTCCAATTGTAATTTGGTCAGCGCTAATTGAGCTTCTTTTTTTGTTTTAAAACCTCTTCGTGTAGTTCTCACTTGTTTGCCAGTCAAGGGATCTACTCCCAAATAAGTTTGAAACTTCCACAATTTTTCACCGTTTTTCTTTTTGTATTGTTCGAATGTTGCCATTTTTTTCGTCCTTTCGCTCGGGTAAGTGTTCGGACTAAAATAGCTGGCATCACCTCCTTAAATGACATGCTCGTTTTGGAATGTGTATTCGTACAGTAGATGATATTATGTTATAATTAATTGACAAAACTCCAGCCAACTAGAGGTGAACATATGCTTTTTAACAACTTCAATATTTTAACTGCACTGTTTCAATCTGTTATCACAGGATATTTTACGTATTTCCTTTTGAAAAGTAATGATTTGTTAGTTTTGTCAAATGCAAAAAAAGAAGAAAAGACAGCCATCGTGTCGTTTTTATCTATTCTAAATTGGTCAATCTATTGGATAATGCAACAAATTTTGAAGAATATCCTACCACACTTAGATTTTGCTTGGTTAACGACTGTTACGGCAGTTATAAGCCTTGTCTTAATCTTAGTTCTAGGAGTATATATTTTCCCTAAAGTGCTTAGTTCCTTTTTCGAATGGTTCAATAAACTTCGTACAAAAAATAATAAACTGCCGTTTACTAGAAAACCAATTCGAGATGAGGCCCTAGATGGAAAAACATTAAAATATATTTATCTCTTTGATTTTGATGGTAAGTATATAGCTTCTGGTTATCTAAATGTCTATCAATATGATATAGATGAATACAATGAACTGTTATTGTATGCACCTAAAGAGCCAGAGCTTACAAAGACGATTGAAGATGTTGAAAAATTATTTCAGAAATACGATATAAATATTCTTGTCGATTATGAAAAACGAGTAAAACTTTACATTGTTCCTATGGGCGAGGTTGAGGACGAGCTGGTGGTGGAGTAGGTCCTTTTTTGCCATCATTTCTTTTCTCGCCAGTTTTTACAGTACGGGTTTCACGTGAAGCGAAAATCATGGATGCATTCCCTCTCTTTCTCTGATACAATAGACACGTGAATAAGCCTATCGTATAGGTTTGTTTTTTCATAGAACACGCTTGCTTTGGACGGTGGGCGTGTTTTTTTATTTTACAGACTTTCGAAAACTAAAGTAGCTTGGATTCTATCGCCACCACCGAAACCTTTACTACCGCCGTTTGTAGTGGAAATAGTGTGTAATCGATAACCTTTAGAACACTGTCTATTTATAGTGTTTTCAAGTTCTGATAGGTTTTGCGACCCTTTTCCTATAAATTTTTCTTTTAATACAACTTGCAATACAACGTAACTTGGCATATTCTTTTCCTTCTTTCTACTATGATAATAAATACTAACCCCTAGCCGGAGCGCCAACTCCGACTGGGGTATTTTTTTATAAAACGACTACGCCATAAATTTTAAAATCATCTGTATCACAGATTGATATATCCTCATACTTTTTATTTAAACTCACTAGCTTGTTACCTGACAGTTTTTTAACAAACGCTTCATTATTTACTTGGCATACGATTATCTGACCGTCACGCACATCTGATGTGCTTTTAATAAAGATAACTTGTCCATCTTCGAAAAGCGGTAACATTGAATCACCGTTTACCTTAACTGCGAAATCATGTTCAGGTATCACGCCTTCATAACTTACTTCGTCCACAATTTCATCTTCTAGCCATTCACCTGTTCCAGCGGACACATAACCTCGAATTTCAATTGTAGTTTTCGGACGTTTGTTTTGTTCTCTCAATTGATATTCCGCAAAGTTGTAGACTTTTGTTTGACGTTCAGGATTAAGTTGTTTATATATTGTTCCTATGGATGGAGCATTTTCATCTTCCCAACCCATTAAAAAAGCTGGGGTTGTTTTCAAAACTTCTGCAATATCATCAAGAATATTTGTAGGCAATTTTTCAATATCGCCTTTTTCATATCTAAAGATAGTAGATCTAGAAACTCCAAGTTTTTCCGCAACGATATCAGCACTTAAATTTAATTCCTTTCGCCTTAGTTTCATTCTCTCGCCTATATCCATTTCACTCACCTCTTAAAAAGAGTATAAAATATACGTTGCAAAAATGCAACAAAATAAATCGCAATAATGCAACTTTTTAATTGACTAATAAATAATAGGGTGTTATATTTGTTTTAACAAGTCGCAATAATGCGACAGAAGAAAGGAGTGAGGTTCATGATCAACACAAACAAATTAAAAGGTCTTATCGTAGAACGGGGCACTACTCAACAAGCAGTAGCAGATTCAATCGGAATCGATCGAAGTACTTTTTATAGAAAAATGAAAAAAGGTGGAGATTTCTCGATTGAAGAAGCAAAAAAAATGAAACAAGAAATCCCACTAACTGATCAAGAAGCAATCGAAATTTTTTTTGGCGGAAAAGTCGCATTTACGCTACAAAACAAACAAACAACAAAAGAGGAGGCTAAACAATGAACGAGGAAATGAGCCAAGCAATCAAGGTACAAAAAATGATAGATGATCTAACACATGGAATTGATAGCCAAGCCGATAAAATCATCAAGGAATTGCAAGGACAAAAAGTTAGGGATGCAAAAATGCTTCTCAAGACTATCACCTTTGAATTGAATCCAACAAAAAGAAAGCTCGCCGATGTGTTGGAAGAAAAGTTGGCTTCCGCTATCAACGAGCAAGAATTACTATTTGAAACCGATACTTTTAACAGCTGATGTTTTATAGATGACAGTTTCATCCGAATCTATATCATCGCCGAGAGAAAAGAATGTTGCTTTTGACAAAAAGCCGATAAGACCTACAAGCGGTCTTGATGTTGCAAGAGTAGATACCCCAATATCACCTTGCAAGGTATTCACGTAAATTTGAGAAGAATAGAACATTCCATCTTTTTCTTCGATATTTGACGCATCATCGTATCCAACGACCAAAGTATCGGCAAATATTTTGATTTTTTCTCCATCAAGCATAGTAATTACAAATTCTGGTTTCATAAATTTTCACCTCCTTATCAATTATTTCAGCCTGTCACACTGATAAGAAAATTATACCAAAGAAAGGAATTCGAAAAAATGAACACACCACAAATTTTTAATTTCGAACAAAACGAAGTTCGGACAATTTTAGTAAATGATGAACCATATTTTGTTGCTAAAGATTCAGCGGCAATTTTGGGATATAAAAGGACCGCAGATGCAATTAAACAGCATGTCGATGCCGAAGATAAAGGGGTCGGTGAAATACAGACACCTGGAGGTGTCCAAAGAATGACACTGATTAATGAATCAGGTCTTTACAGTTTGATTTTTAGCAGTCAACTCCCGAATGCCAAAAAATTCAAGCGTTGGGTAACAAGCGAAGTCCTACCTCAAATCCGAAAACACGGCATGTACGCAACAGATGAACTACTAAACAATCCAGACTTGCTGATTGAAGTAGCAACCAAACTCAAAGAAGAACGGACAAAACGATTGATAGCAGAACAACGAGTAAATGAATTACAACCGAAGGCAGACTATTACGACCGAATCTTGAACAACAAAGGATTAGTTACAGTTAGTACGATTGCTAAGAACTACGGTATGAGCGCTGTATCGTTTAATAAATTGCTACATGAATTAGGTATCCAGTTCAATCAAAGTGGCACATGGCTGCTATACAGTAAGTTCCAAGACAAAGGATACACGCATATTGAGCCATTTGATTATGAAGATAAAAACGGCAATCGGCAAGTAAAAACAAGGATGAAATGGACGCAAAAAGGACACATCTTCTTATATGAAACATTGAAGAAGAATAATTACTTACCGATGATTGAACGTGAACAAACAGCATAGGAGGCTTCCTAATGACAACAACAATACACCCCCAACGGAATCAAAGTTCACTGTGTCTGGCAAGATGGCGCTCACATGAAAGAAGGGGAAAAGATTCCTTTGGAAGTTCAGAAAAAAGCTGTTCAATCGGTTTTGAAGATGATGAAGGAGGAGGATTTAAAAAATGCTGACTGAAAGAAAGTATCGTGTTGACAAATATCTTGAAATGGCACGACTGACAAAATCAATAGAAAAACGGGAAGATTTTATTGATATGGCTTGTTATTACCTAGAGTCAAAAGAATTCGACGTAACAAAAGATGAACCCACAAACTTTTTCGAAAACTTGGAAAAGGAAGATGTCATTGGCAAACCAAGACAAGAGATTTATGAACAATATACGCAATTTTGCAAAGATAATGGAGAAATTTTGAATTCGAAAGGGAAGTTCTACAAAGAACTTGAAGAAAGATTCAAACTACGCGAAAGATATTTAAGGGTAAAAAACGAAACAGGAGAAAAAATAAGAGCAAGAGTTTATGTGGAAAATTAAAACGGAGCAACACTCAAAAAGCTATCCTAACTCATGTTTCTGAGGAAGATAAAACCACTACCCTGATTCAGGGGATTGGTTCAAACTATAAATCTAAAGCAATTGCAATTAGTGAATTTGGAATTTATGATTTAGTGTTTAGCTCTAAAATGTCCCAAGCTAAGCAATTGAAACATGGGGTAACGATTCGCTAGGTCGTCGTCAAAAATTCAAAGTTCTTAACTTACACCATGCTTGCTGAAAGATTTGGAATTAGCAAAAGCTACTTATCTTTAATTTTAAACGGTAAAAAGACTTCTGCAGAAGCAAACAGAATTATAGATTCGATTATTACTATGTACGAATTGTAGAGGAGGAAAACGAATGAAATAACTAATCAAAGTAACAACAAATGAGGAGAATGAGCAGTTAGTAAACGGCAGAGAATTGCATGAGTTTTTGGAATGGAGTTTGGAAAGAAAAATAAAATTCGATAGGAGGTTCAGGATTATGGAAGTAATCTTAACGCCTGAAAATGAGGCAGCACTTCGTAGCTACATTCATGAAATCATAACTGATGAAATTGCAAAAGCAAGAAGAGATGCCTCAGTTGATAAACGTGTATTAAAGCAAATAGAGATAGCGAAATACTTCGGAGTATCAACTGCAACTATTCGTAAGTGGGAAGATAAAGGACTTCCATTCGGGCGTATAGGCGATCAAAAATTTTACGACAAAGAAAAATGTAGAGCATGGGTTCTAGCACAATAAAATATCGGGTAAGTGTTCGGAAATAATGACAGTAAAGAAGGGGAATTTATGGACAAACTAAATACAACAATCGTATTCAGTGCGCCAATCATTATTTATCTGCTGAGTGTCTGGGGAAGCAAACAAGCTTTGATCGGGGTAATTGTCTACCTCGTTTGGATGTTCGCAGGGTTAGATGAAGCCGAGTACAGAGCGAAAAAGCCAGTCGGGAGGGACTGACTAATGAGTAAGGACGATATTGTATTTCTGTTAATTATGTTTTGTGGGATTGGATCAATAATAATTAATTTGTATTTGATTATTAAAGAAAAATTTTTCAATTAAAATGAGTCTTTTAGCTTTAACTTAAATTTTTTTTGATAATTAGCTGTTCTTATGACCATTACAAGTTTTTCACCAGGTAATATATCTTTCATATCTAAAACTTCTGAAAAAGCGACTGAGTAGCCAGGAGAGATTGCTTGTGCCAACGGTATAGGAGATAAAAGGCTACTTTTATGAATGCTTCCCATATCAAAACCATTGGCGTGATAATGTGAACAATTAATTTTCTTACCGTTGTAAAGATACGTACATTCGATAATTGAGTTTGGCATTTTTGATGGGTTTGCAATTACGCCAGTAAGAATCATTCGATTACTTCTATCATGCTTAACTAAAAAATAGGAGAGCGTAATTTTTCTTTTATCTTTAAATAAGTTATAGAGGGATAAAAAAAATCCTGAAATAGAAATGATTAAAGTAATAGCGACTTGGTAATCGCTCAAAATTTTTATCAAGTAATTCACCACCTTTTTACTCAAATTATATCAAAAAGGAGAGAAGAAATAATGCAAGAATTAGTAATTTTGAAAAATAAAAAAAGACACGAACGCCAGCAAGCATGATCGTGTCAAGGAAATAAACTATCTTTCTATATTTTACCACAGAAAGGAATGAACCGTAAATGCTAATTGCAACGGATACACTAGACCGCATCTTTTTAAAAGACGAATACAAACTGCGCAATATAGATGCGTCAGGAATTTTAGTATTTGATCTTTATGACAATGGAAAAATTGGTATCTATCAAGCAAGTGATATTGAAGAAACAAACCTTGCTTTCGAACAAATTGATGATTCTGTGGAATTGGATTTAGATGAGGCAATCCTAGCTTTTGAACAAATTGCAAAATTATTAAAGGAGGCGCAAAAGAATGGCAACTCTTTACCAACTCAGCGAGTCATATATCAAAGTCCTGGAACTGGCAGAACAATTGGATGAAGAAATTCTTCGCGATACTCTCGATTCGATTAATGAAGCGATCGAGTATAAGGCAGAAAACTTAGCAAAAATAGTTAAAGAAGTAGAAGGGAAAGCTGAGTTAATCGATAGTGAAATTAAACGTCTACAGGAACGTAAGACATCACTTTTGAACAATGCTAAGAGTATCAAACACTATTTACAAGAGGAAATGGAAAAGACTGGTAAAACGAAGATTAAAGGCGAATTATTCAACATTGGAATTCAAAATAATCCAGTATCGGTCAATGTAATCAATGAGAACTTAATTCCAAAAGGGTTCTTTACCCCTGTGCCTCCCAAATTGGATAAAAAGCAATTGAAGGAGGAACTGAAACACGGAGATATTCCTGGTGCTGAACTCGTCCAAACAAAAGGTTTGAGGATAAGATAGGAGGCAATATTCGTGGAAATTAAAAGCGCAACAGATATTCTTCGTGATAAAGACTGGAGAATAATGATTTATGCAAAACCAGGTACAGGTAAGACGTCACTTGTTCAATTTTTAAAAGGAAAAACTTTAGTGTTGGATATGGATGATTCTTCAAAAGTATTAGCAGGTTTGCCTAATGTGGATGTGATCTCGTTTGATCGTGTTAAACCACATGAATTCATTACTGAATTTATTAAAGAGGCTCCTGAACTAGTTGCAAATTATGACAATCTTGTTATCGATAATATTTCAAGTTTTGAAAAAGACTGGTTTGTAGAACGTGGAAGATCTTCTAAAAATGGAATTAGTAATGAAATTCAAGATTACTCACAATGGACGAACTATTTTGCTCGAATTATGACTACCATTTATCTATTAAAAGACATCAATATTTTAGTAACTGCATGGGAAAATCAGCGTGAAATAACTACTGAACGCGGACAAGTATTTAATCAGTATGCACCACAAATCAGAGATAGTGTCAGAGATAATCTTATGGGTCTGACTGATATCGTTGGGCGAATGATTATCAATCCAGATACTGGCAATCGAGGGATTATCTTAGAAGGCAATGATGCTGTTTATGCTAAGAACAGACTAGATGAACGGAAAGCTACACCTGCAGAAGAATTGTTCTTCATAGGCGGTGAACCGAATGTATCAACTCCGACCGTATCAAATTAAGCTAGTTCAAGAAGCCAGAAAACATCTATCTCAAGGAAAAAAGGGAGTATTGATCCAATCTCCACCAGGAAGTGGCAAATCAGTTGTAATTGCAGAAATTGTTCGATTAGCAACAAGAAAAGGCGGCATAGTACTATTTCTTGCCCACAGGAGAGAGTTACTGGATAACATTCGAGAAACTCTTGAACAAAATGAAGTAGATTTATCAAAAGTCATAATATTGTCAGCTGTAATGGCTAAGAACAGGTTAAATAAATTACCGAAGCTGTCTCTGATAATTACGGATGAAGGACATCATGGTAAAGCGAAAACTTATATGGATATCTATAACCATTTTAAAGAAATTCCTAGATTAGGTTTTACTGCTACACCATACAGACTCAATGGAGAAGGATTTACAGATATATACGAAGAAATGGTAGAAGGACCATCCATACAGTGGTTGATTGATCATCACAATCTAGCGCCTTATCGTTGGTACTCTATTCCTTTGATTGATCGTTCTAAAGTAGATTTTAAAAATATGTCACGTGAAGCTGAAAGTTCTGCGCGATTATTCGAGTCAGATGCCACAATTCAAGGCGACATTGTTGAAAATTATAAAAAATATGCGGATGGTCAACAAGCGATTGTTTATGCTCCAACGATTCAGGTAAGCAAGATGATTGTTAAATGGTTTAACGACAATGGAATATATGCGGTTCATGCAGATGGAAAAACACCTACCAAAGAACGTGATGATATTATGGCAAATTTTAAATCGAAAAAAATAACTATATTATCAAATGTCGATTTAATCAGCGAAGGATTTAATGTACCAGATGTTGGAGTGATTATTCTTTGCAGGCCTACGCAATCAATCGTCTTACATTTACAACAGTCTATGCGAGGCATGAGATATCGAGAAAATAAGACTTCGATTGTGTTAGATCATGTTGGGAACGGAGCTAACTTAGGTTTACCTACTGATGAATTTGAATGGTCGTTAAGCGCTAGGAAAAAGAAGAGTAATGGAAGTAGCAGCGAAGCGCCTAGAATGACTTGCTCAAATTGTGGACAGCAGTTTCTTCTGAAGAGCTTATTAAAGATAGAAAATAAACCACATTGCCCGTTCTGCTTACAAGAAATAGCAATTAAAGAAAAAGAAAATTCCGTTACTTTTGATGAAGCGGTTCAAATGGTGGAATTGAATGCAGAAAATGCCAAACTAGCGCGACTTTCAAGAAAGAAATTTTCAAAAAAACAATCTTTAGAATTAAATTATGCGATTGCAAAAGCAAAGGTAAGTTTTGAAGGGAAAGGGAATCCGCTTTTTAAAATGTTTGGCTCACTCACTGCTTATCAAGGACAACATTACTCCATCGATCAATTAGAAGAATTATCATTGATCAAAGATGTATCAATGGAATCAATTTTAAGAGCTTATAAATGGGCTTTGGAAAAACTCAATTCAAAACAAGAAGAACCCGAATGGGTAAAAAATACATTTTATTAAGGAAGAGGTAATTAATTATGACAGCATTTAAAGTAGATTACAATGAAGCACAAGATTTTGGAGCAGTACCAGACGGAGATTATGAGGTAGTTATTTTCAACGTTACGGAAGATGCCTCAAAAGGCGGCACAGAGTTTATTAATTTTGATATGGTCATCAGAAATGATATTAAACAACCACGACAAAACAGTCATCTTTTCCATAGAGTTTGGAAAAGTAAAGAAACTGGCAAATATAATCGTGGGATGATCATGTCACTAGCAAAATCATTTGGCCTTCCTGATGGAAAGGAATATCAATCATTCGAAAATTTCCTTGAAGATTTTGCTATGAGACCAGCGAAAGTAAAAGTAAAGAACGAACAATCGGAGTACAACGGGAAAACGTATGACAATACAAATATTAAAAAATTCGAAACTACTAAATTTCCAGAACTCCAACATCAATGGAAGAAAAGCAACGCTGAAAAATCTGTAAATTCCTCACCAGCATTTGATATTTCAGATGATGAACTTCCATTCTAATGAATAATTACGAGCGTATTCCCTTAGAGTTGCGTGAGTTAAATCAGTGGGGGATTTATAAACGCTCATGGAACGAACAACGAGGGAAATGGAGTAAGAAACCTTATGATCCATTTACTGGAGAATTAGGCAGTAGTACAAATGAGAGCAAGTGGTATGATTTCAAGACCGCTCTCTCAGCTGTTTCAACTTTTAATGCAGATGGCCTAGCTTTTTATTTTAAACCACCTTATATAGGTATTGATTTAGATGATATAGGTGATGATTTAGAAAGGTATCTTCAAGGCGATGTAGAAAATAACTTAGTTTACGTTTTTATGAATTCTACAAAAACATATTCAGAAATATCAATGAGTGGCAAGGGAATCCATATTATAGGTAAAGCAGCAATCCCTGGAGAAAGACGTAGAAAAGGGAATGTCGAAATGTATACCGAAGGTAGGTTCTTTGCTATTACAGGTAACTTCTTTGGTAATAATGAAGAAATTAATGAGATACCTGAAATCCAAATGAATTTCTTATACAAGCGATATTTAGAAAATGAAACAGTAATAAAACAAGATTTTTCTAAAAGTAATTGGTCAGATGGAAATGACTTATCTGTCAACGAGATCATACAAACAGCGGTGAATTCTTCCACAGGTAATCGTTTTAGATTATTCATGGATGGAGGATGGGAAAAAATATATGATAGCCAATCTGAAGCAGATTTAGCATTTGCAAATGATTTAGCTTTTTGGACTGCTGGAGATTTTCAAAAGATGGATGAAATATTCCGAATGTCTTCGTTGTTTCGAGATAAATATGATCAGAAACGCGGAAAGACAACCTATGGAATAGGGCTTTTAAATAAAGCCATATCTGAGAATACAAATCATTATACTGGCAAAAAAACAGCTGATGATTATTTTCTTTCCATCCCAGGTATCACTGTGGACGAAACTAAACCGACTAAGTTTTATAGCTATGATGATACAGGAAATGCAGAAAGATATCTTGATTTGTTTGGATCCTTTACAAAATACAGTTACGTAAATAAATGCTGGTATTTTTATAACGGTAAAAACTGGGAACAAGACAATATCGGTGCCGTTCGAAAATGGGTAGATCAGACTATCGAGATATTTAAAAACGAACCTGTTTCGATACCTAAAGATGCGACTGAAGATGAAGAAAAAGCCTATATTGAAGCAAAAGAGAAACATTTAAGAAGGTCTAGAAACAATGCTGGAAAAGAAGCTATGACACGTGAGTTGAAACACCAAGTAGCGATACTTCCTGAAGAATTTGATAGTGATGATATGCTGTTCAACGCTCAAAACGGTTATTTAGATCTTTCTAATGGCATTTTATACGAACACGATATTTCTAAAATGTTCACTCGAATTTCTAACGCTGAGTATACGGATAAAAGTGATTGTCCACGTTGGAAGCTGTTTTTGGAACAGATATTTGACAATAACACTGAATTGATTCGCTATATTCAAAAAGCCGTTGGGTATTCTATGAGCGCATCAATAAGAGAACAAGTCATGTTCATCCTTTTCGGTAATGGAAGAAATGGTAAGTCTGTTTTCTTAGATATCATTTCTGAAATAATGGGAAGTTATGCCATGGGAATGCAGGCATCAAGCTTGATGGTTAAACAAGGTGGCAGCAGCGGTCATAACGAAGATATCGCACGATTAAATGGCGCACGTCTAGTAACGTCCTCGGAGCCAAATGAAGGCGTAAGAATGGATGAAGGTTTAATCAAACAACTAACTGGTGGAGATAAAGTGTCAGCATCCTATAAAGGAGGCCACATGTTTGACTATAAACCTAAATATAAGATTTGGCTTGCAACTAATCATAAGCCAATCATCAGAGGAAATGATGATGGTATTTGGCGAAGATTGCCATTAATTCCTTTCACTGTACAAATTCCATTGGATAAAGTGGATAAGAATTTGAAAGAAAAATTGATGCGTGAATTGCCAGGAATATTCAATTGGGCAGTAGAAGGATGTTTGATGTGGCAAAGAGAAGGGTTGAATCCACCGGCCGATATTCAGAAAGCTACAATGGAATATCGAAAAGAAATGGATATTATAGGTGCTTTTATAGATGAATGTTGCGAAACAGGACCTGGTTATTCAATCGGGGCAACGGATCTATTTAAAGCATACGATAAATGGGCAAGAGATATGAATGAACATCCATTCAGCCAGACCCAGTTTGGTAAGAAAGCTGCGGACAGGTTTGAGAAGAAAAAAACAAAAAGCGGAATTAGATATATAGGGATTGATTTAAAAAAAGAGTTTAGAGAATTTAATGTATTAGTTCCTGGATTGTGAAACAAAAAAGTTTCACATAGGTAAAAAGGTGCATAGTTAGTGCATGGTTGGTGTAGGGTTTCAAATAAACTATGCACCTCGATAATCCTTAGAGCCACAAGGCTTACAGAGCACAGATGTATAGTGTGTATAGTTTTTATATATAGTAAATAAAATAATAAAAATAAGGGTATATATAAAAATACAGAAGCAACCGAAGAAAACCATGCAACTATGCACCATTTTTATTCTAAGCTTAGAGCCACAAGGATTATAGAGTTTTAAAACTATGCACCTTTATAAATTAACTATGCACCCTTATTTAAGGAGGCGCTTATGACAGCAGAAATTGAAATACAAAATGCCATTCGAAGAGAATTACCAAAATATGGTCATTTTGTTTATAGAGGCAATGTGGGCAAAGTGAAGACGATTGATGGCAGATGGTTCGATACTGGATTGCCCAAAGGATGGCCAGATTTATTTGGATGGACTAAAGAGGGAAAATTTTTCGCCATTGAAGTGAAGAATGAAAAAGGAAAGTTGAGACCAGACCAAGTGAAGTTTGGTGATTTTTTGCAAACACAACCAGTCCTATACGGTGTTGCACGATCAGTGGAAGAAGCATTGAAAATTGTGGAGGAATCATCATGACAACAGAAGAAGTGATTCAAATGCGTATTCGAAGCCTTCAGCGTGAAATTGACGATCTTGAACGGACAAAGGCAGTGATGGTCAATGAAACGGCGAGGAAGGCAATCGATTTGCACATAGAGAATTTAAGAAGGGAAATCCATCGATTGGAGGAATGAGCGTGGATAAGAAAGCAGCAATGAAACGAATCATCGAACTGACACATTCTGAGAATTGGCAAGAAGACAAAGAAATAGTTGCAGAAGTCCAAAGGATCGGCAAATCAATGTGGGCTGAAAAAACCAAACGGAGAACACCGAGAAAGATTGCAATCTGGCATGGTGATCGAATTCTAGTAACAGGTACTGCTGAACAGTTATCTGAAATTACTGGATTAAGCAAAAACATCATCTGGGATAGAGCTAGGAGCTTATGGATTGATTCAAAAGGACGACAGTTTAGGTATGTGGAGGAAGAAATATGCTAGACATGAAAATTGAAGATTATCGAATTACCAGTGATTCTAGAAACATTGTCCTATCGAAGGTAAGACGAGATGAAGAAGGAAACATTCGCTACACAGAAGCGAAAGAAGAATCACGAGCAGATATCGGATACTTTCAAACTGTTTCATCGTGTTTAAAGGCAATGCAACGCGATTACGTGTTAAGTGAAGAAAGAACGATAAAAAGTATTATCGAGTACAAAAAAGCGTTAGAAAACATCACTAGACAGTTTGAACAGGCATGTGAGATCGAGGAGAAGAAATAATGGATCTCATTACACAATACAGTGATATCATCCTCAAGAAAATCATGATGAAGATTCAGAAAGACAAAAAATCAAAAGAACGAGCGGAATTAGTTAAGTTGGAAATGGCTGAAACAGGAGCAGGAGTGCGAAGTAGCAGGCATTGGAAAGCAGCAGCAAACATTGAATTTTATTACAAAGAGATTCAAAAAGGCTTTGAGCAGATGTGCGAGCTTGATAAACAAACAAATTGGAGCCAGAAACTTCATCAAGATCGTTTCAAATTTGTAGAGAAATATAAAGAGATATTAGACGAATACTTGGAGGACAGCAAATGATACCGATAAAAAGAATTGGAAAAATGAGGATTAATAATCGAAAAAGAGAAGAGTTTTGTTCGTTGTTTGAGTGTCCAGTTTGTTGCACTAGAATTATACGGCCGACAGGGGAAGGTAAGAGGTTAACTGCTTGTAGCCAAAGATGTTCACAACTAGGAAAAAGAAGAGGGCCACATAAAGAATTTGTGGTAATTAGTGGATATAAGTATATTTACGCTCCTGATCATCCTAATGCAACAAGAAATGGTTATGTAGGCGAACATCGTTTAGTTTTAGAAAATAAAATAGGACGATACTTAAAACAAAACGAAGTTGCTCATCACATTAATGAAAATAAGTTTGACAACCGACCCGAGAATATTGAATTGATGACATTTGAAGAACATTCTTCATATCATGCTAAAAAAAGAGCCAGAGGTGAAAAAAATGAGTTTATTGCAATTTAGAGCGTGGTACACACCATTTAAAGGTAAAACAATTGGACAAGAAATGAAATATGGGCAAGCAGGAAGGTTGATCACTCATGCTGAAATGGCTCCAGATAAATATGTGCTTATGCAATCCACAGGACTGAAAGACAAGAACGGTGTGGGGATATTTGATGGGGATATAGTTCTGGTTAATGTAAGTAATGGTTTTGATCATTTAGTTAATGAAAAAACGATTGTACAGGAATCCGGGTTTCATTCTGGATTGATTTGTAAATCATTAGCTAGTGGAATGGAATATAGAGTATTCAAACACAAAAAGATGGATTATGAATACGAAGTCATCGGAAATATATACGAGAATAGCGAGTTATTGGAGGACAGCGATGAATAAACAGGGACCAAAAAATAAACTGTGGGCATTGAAGCAAATTGATGAGGAAATTGAAGAAGCACGTCTTTTAAAATCTGCTGAATACAACGAAGGTTATGAAGATGGCTGCCAATATAGTCAGCGAGTGATTGATATGATGGACGAACCACAAAAGCTAGTGGTACCGAAGTTTGTGGCGGAGTGGTTTGAAGAGAATAAAGATGATTTAGAATTTGCCATTTGGGAATTGTGTGTAGATTCTTATGGTTCTACTGAGCAAGGGATGTTGAATTGGATTCAACGATCCGAAAACAATCCAATCGAAACCCTCATCCGTATGAAAGACGGCTACGAGGTCGAGAAAGAGCCGTTGTATTATGTGAGACTACCATATGAATTTTGGGATGAAGAGGCAGCGGAGCTTAAAACAGAGTATGTGTATCTACATCATGAGATAACAAGTGATGAAACTAGAATATATCCTATAAAAGAACCTAGAAAAGGATTTAGTACAAAATTAGATGAAATCACAATTAAATCAATTGATGAAAGATTCTGGCCGTTTGCTGTGCCAGTGGAAGAGGTGGCGGAAGGATGAGTGAAGATGAATACTTTGAACAGTAGTCTATTAACGACAGAGATTTCCAACTGGAAAGGGGTGTAGTCATGGACGCATCGGAAGTAGTAAATAAAATTAATAGTCTCAAAGAGGTTTTCGGAGACGTCGAAGTAATGATAAACGCACAAGGCTATGACAACGGATTTTTTAAGCGGATTACTGACATTAGCATTCAGCAAGGAATGGTAGACGATGATGGAAACTTTATTGATGAAGTAGCCATTTTAGTGACTTGCGAGTAAGTAATTGACAGCTAAAGAGGAGGAAGAGGGATGAAAGCATACACAATCAAGTTTTATGGAAATAAAACCTATGTATACATCCTAAGCGGTCTCAGACTTGATTTTAGAGGCTATTCAAAAGAAGACCTTTTAGAATCCTTATATGGTTACGGATATTTAAATGAAGATGAACTAATAAGCTTAGAGAAATTTACAAATGCTTGGACGATTGAGGAGGAAGACGAATGAAACTAAAAGACGGATTTTACGCTAGTAGTCATGGTATCGGCGGTTTAATGCTAGATATGCCGACAAAGAATCCTAAAAAACGTAAGAAACCAAAAGTCAAAGTCGGTGACATGGTTCGCTGTGAAGCAGAGGAGTTCATCTATCCGTTTCGTGGATATGTAGAACATCTCTATAATCACTCAGCAATCATTCGTATTGAAAACACGATGGAATGCGATAAATGGACAGCTAAAAGCAAAGAGAATTTAGCAGTGGTGAGATTGGTGGATATGGAGGTTATAAACAATGAAATTTAAAATCTTTGAAGAGGACACTCGCTATAAATTAGAAAAAGAATTAAACGATTTTGCGAAAAACAATGAGATTCAGCATATATCTTTAGCAACTTCTAAGAGAGGTTATGCAAATTACTATGCAGCTGTTGTGAGCTATGTAAGTCGAGAAGTGTAACTCGGCAAATAAAAAAGCCGGATCGCTCCGACTGATGTAATAAATCCGACAATTTTATTATATCACATAAAAGGAGCGGTTTGACTTGATGCAATTGTTACGAGAGGTAGATTTCAAACAGACAAGATGTAATGCGAGAGATGTGCTGAAGAACTTTCGGCGTTTGGAACGGATGGCAGGTCGCTCTTTGATAGATATTAAGTCTCCGATTATTACGGATATGCCGAAGGCACCGAAATATGGAAACAAGGCAGAAGACGCGATCATTCAGATGATGGATATAGAAGCGGAGAGAGATGCGATTCTAGCGGCTTTGATGGCTCTTAGTCTGATTAGTCGCCAGATACTCTACTACAGCTTCTGTGTGCCAGATAGCTTCTCAAACTACAGGATTAGCCGTGAAGTGGGTTATTCAGAAAGAAGCATACAACGGATGAAGTCGGAAGCTCTAATAGAGTTTGCAGAAGCATATAAACACGGAAGAATAATTGCTTATAAATAATTTGGCGGTTTTTTGGCGGAATGATGGCGGTTTTTAGCTATTTACCAGTGATATTATGGTAGTGTCGAAAGATTAGTGATAGGTCTGAGACAAAATAATAATAAAAGGAACATCGTTTTATTATTGTTTCACAATTAAGCTTCGATAGACAGCAACGGAAATATTAAGAATAAGGATGTGAATTTCAACTCCTTCTAAATTGTTCTTATTATCTATCATCCGTTGCTGTCTATTAATTTATAAAAAGTAACAAATAATGAGGAGGTATTATAAATGAATTCACAAAATTTGAAAGATTTAAATAATATAATTTATTCAATGAAAAATGAGAAAATGTATTTAGAGGAATGGGAGTTAGTAGATATTCCTTGTGAAAAAGTTTACTGCTTTTATAATAAAAAAAGAAAAGAAGCTTTCGATTTTGAAGAGGATGAGAATGGAATTTTAGCTCCCCATTATTATTGTGTTAGAGAGGGGACTAAAATAACTAAAATTCCAACTAAAACTATAAAAGAGGCTATAGAAAATTACCAATTATAATCGTTTTAAAAAAACATTGCTTAAATATTCACATAGCAATATAATTAAATCAAACAAAAAAATCCGAGCTTGAAAAACTTGGATAAACTGTTTGATTATAATTGTTTGGCGACTATTATATTAACAGATTTTTTGTTTTAATAATAGTGAAAAAGGTGATTTTTTGAAATTTGATGAAGCTGCTTTTGTGGTAAAGGGTAAAAAAGAAATAATTAGTTTAGAAGAAATTCCAAGAAGGAAAGACTTTTTGGAGATTGTACAACACATTTACTGTCCCGATCCTAGCTGTGAAGCAAGATTAGTCTTTAATAGAAGAAGTACTGGGGTTAATTATTTAAGTAAACACAGATCTGACGAACATAACATTGATTGTGCATATTTTGAAGATGAGATTAAACCAGTAAAGTCTATAACTGAATATAGTGAAATAAATGGAGGATTAACTGATGGAGGAAAGCTTAGAAGAAAAAAAGAATCAATGAAAGCTTTAAGAGACTATTTGAATCCTCCAAAACCAAAGCCAAAAGCAAAAAATTCCCACAAGAAAACTACTCAAAAAAAAGAAATAACTGAAGGAACTGAGACATACCAAGGTATAAAAGTCAAATACGATCCTGATGGAGAAGTAGTGAAGAAGGATACAGGAAACGGAGAAGTCAAAGTAAAAGAACCTCCATTTTATGAGAGATTACCTCACCAATTATCAGAAAAAGATAGTGGCCAAAACCTACGCACTTCTGCCATAATTAAGGAAGTTTTAATATTTGAAAATGACGTTCCAAGAGCAGAAATTAAAGCGAATTTTGATGACATAAATATAACTTTTGTTATGCCTGAAGTTTTTTTTGTTTCTAATGAAAGAAGATTACAGGTTGATCAGCTAATTGAGTATTTATCAATTATAAAAAATTATGTAAAAAAGCATCCCAATTATCTTTTTTTAACAACAATGTGTCAATCACGAAAATTAGATATGGAAGATATCATATTGTATATACTAGAACCTGACTTCATGTCCTTTCAGACAATGGATGGAAGAGACTTTAGTACCCTGACATCAGTTATAGCTGCAATCAGTACTAAAGTAATTTAAAATTAGTAATTTTTTAAGATCACTCTTTGAGTGGTCTTTTTATTTTAGAAAGAGAGGATTTTAAAAAATGGATAATGAAAAATTTATTACTAAATGCAAACAATTGGTAGCAGACTATGCAAATGAAAACCTTGATAAAACAGTTCAAACGCAGATTACAATGGACGATGTATTTGTTGTTTGGTCCTGTAAGACGCTACAAAATAATAAAGCGTTGCTGAGTACTACGGTATCGGACGGAATGTATTACGAGCTAACGTATAACGGTGACAAATCAGAAATCTATTTTGATGCCTACAAAAAATGGGAAAACAAAGCAATCAAAGTCTAGCAGGTGCTAGGCTTTTTCTTTACATAAAGGAGGTCACGTGATGAGAAACTACTGGTATGTATCACTAACTAATGAATATCCTCGAACCATTGATGATTGTTCAGTGCGTGTTGTGCGTTCTGTACAAATCAAAGGGAAGTACTCTATTGTCGAAATGCTAAGAGAAGCTACACCAAACGAAGTGGATAAATGCAAGCTGATATATTGCGGTCATGGCTATTGGAAAGACGAGTATATCCAATACAACATAGAGAGGTGGATAGATAGATGAGTTACCTCGAATATTTGAAACGTTGCTACATGCATTCTAAGAACAAACTTCCTGGCAGCTACACAAAAGAAGAAATTGTCCTTCACGTTCTAAAAACAGAAAGCAGTCATACGAATACGTATGCGGATACATACAGCAAGGCAGAGCAGATGGAAGGCTGGACAAGATTCTTTGGGTGGGTACACGAGAATGCCTAAAAGGAAATGCTCGGTCGCTTGGTGTCGTGAGTATGTAGACTTGCCCGAAAGATATTGCGAGAAGCACAAAGGCAATGCAGACAAGACGTATAACAGAGAAGTAAGACACAACAAAGAGAACATGAAATATGCTCGCTTCTATGCTTCAAGCCAATGGAAGAAGCTAAGACGTAGCAAGCTGGCAGACCAACCACTATGTGAGGAGTGTTTGAGAAATGGGAAAATAACCAGTGCTACGATAGTCCATCACAAAACGGAAGTAAAAGAAGATTGGGATAAAAGGTTAGACTACGATACGTTAGAAAGTATTTGCCAGTCGTGCCACAACAAAGAGCATAAAAAGGCATATAACCTTAAAAGGCTCTAATTTGCGTTCTAAGGCGTTTCACCTAAAGTGTATATAAATATACTAAATAATAGTTTTGATAAAAAATAAGCCCCCCTATGTCGCTAGAACGAAGAAAATCGATGCCCTCCCTTCTCGAAAAAAAATTCCCTTTAGAAAATTTGTAAAATAGATAGGAGTGATGAAATGAGCAAAGGTAGGCCGAAGAAATTGCTTAACGCAAGCAAAAAGAATTACACAAAAGAAGAAATAGCGATCAAGAAAGCCGAAGAAGAAAAGCTATACAACTATCCAAGACTGGACTTTTCAAATTATCCGGTCGGGCTTTTGAAAGAAGCACAAAAAGAGTGGGATAGAATATCTCACTACATTCAGGACTTGCCTATTTCAGAATTAGACCAACAAACAATGATTCGCTACTGCAACTACTCGTATCTGTACGACAAAGCAAGCAAAGAGTTAGACGAACAAGGCTTTTTGATCGATGGTCGAAAAAATCCATTGATTGATACAGTCAATTCATTCTCTAAAGAACTGAAAACAGCAACTAATGATTTAGGACTGACAATCAACTCACGTCTAAAGATTGTCAATCCACAAGAAATGGAGAAAGAACCAGACGATCCGTTTGCTGAAATGATGAACGAAGTTGATAGTGATGATTGACCACGTTCAAAAATACATTGATGAAGTAGAAAATGGGAATATCTTAGTCTGTGAGAAGATACAGATGGCAATTGATAGACACAAAAAGGATATCGAGAGGTCAAAGCGAGATGACTTTCCTTACTACTACGAACCAAAATACACTCAAAATATTGTAAAATTCATTTCAATGCTTCCAGATCCTAAGAGTGGCAAGCCTAATAAGTTGGCACTATTCCAGAAATTCATTTTAGGCATGCTGTGGGGCTGGCGAAGAAAGAAAGACAATACCAAGCGTTTCAGAAAAGCCTATCTTTCGCTAGCACGTAAGCAAGGAAAATCGTTGATTGTTTCAGGGATTGCGCTGTACTGTCTAATTTACGAACGAAATCCACGACAAGCAAGACAGATATACGCTACTGCTAACAAACGAGATCAAGCGAAAATCGTTTTCACTATGGTTAAGTCACAACTAAAAGCCTTACGTGGAAAAAGTAAAGCAATCCAGAAATTTACAAAGGTTCTACAAAACGAGCTTACTACGACAGATGATTCATTTATGAAACCACTGTCTGCTGATGCAGATACATTGGACGGTCTCGATACATTATTGGGCATTTTTGATGAGTATGCCCTGTCTAAAACAACGGAAATGATGGATGTTATCGAAACGTCAATGGGGCAACAAATCGAACCGCTAACGATTATCATTTCAACGGCTTCAAGCAAACTAAACTATCCAATGTACTCGATAGAGTATCAGTATGTAACGAAGTTGCTAAAAGAAGAAGTGGTAGGCGATGAGTATTTAGCGCTATGTTGGGAACAGGACAATGCTAAAGAAGTAGCGGACACTGATATGTGGATAAAGTCCAACCCATTAATGGAACTATCAGAACAAAAAGAACGACTAACTGAAAACAAAAAACGACTTTTAGACGAAGGAAAAGCAAAAGGAAGTATATCAAACGTTCTTACTAAAGAATTCAACATATGGGTTCAATCTTCACAAGAAAGTTATATGAGCGAAGAAGAGTGGACTTCTGCCATTGCTCCTGATTACATCAAACAAACGGACTTAACAGGGCGTGAGATTTACATCGGTGTCGATTTGTCACGAGTGAATGACTTAACTTCTATTTCGTGGGTCATTCCAATCAGAGAAGAAAGCAAGTTTTTTGTTGATAGCTATTCCTTTGTAGCCAATCGCGGCGGAATTGAAGCAAAAGAAAAAGAAGACAAAACACCATACCGACAATATGAGCAAGCAGGCTATTGCACGATTAGTAGTAGTCCAGACGGATTGATTGACTATCACGATTTAGTCAATTGGCTTACTGATTTCATCGAAAGTAATAACTTTGAGCTAAAAGGTATCTTTTACGATCCGTATAATGCTGGTAATGTTATTACTGATCTATCGAAATTCTACGAGAAAGAAATGATTGAAGTGCGACAAGGACTGATAACTTTGAACGTTCCGACAAAACAATTTAGAACGGACGTTATTAAAGGAAAAACAGTCCATTCAAACAATCCACTGCTTAACAGAGCAATCAGAAACGCAATCACCAAAGAAAACAACGATACAATCATGATTGATAAGGCAATGAATCGAAATAAGATTGATCCTTTAGATGCGTTGATTAATGCTTACACGCAGGCAATGTACCATGATTTTGATGAAGAAGATATCAATGAATTGATTGAAAGGGGCGAGTATGGCTTTGGATGGTAACAAGTTAAGACTAATCGTGATTATTTTGTATGTTTTAGGGCTAGTTTCATTCATAGCCGCAGCTTTTTTGTTTAACCAGATTATCGGATTCCTGACGGTGGGCATTAGTTTAATGCTTACCGTTTTTATTTTGGTTCGAGAATCAGAATTATAGCTGAAAGGAGGTGGAAAAATGGGTTTATTTTTCCAAACGGAAAAACGTAGCTTGTCCAGTCGTTCGAGTACAATGCTCGACTTCATTTCAACTGTAAATGGGAACACGACCATCAACTTTGACGGAGAAACGGCACTAGAACAGTCTGATGTGTTTACAGCGGTAAAGATATTGGCTGGAGATATTGCCGCCAGCAAGTTCAAGTTTTCTGATAATAAGCAAGCAGACATTCGAAAGTTAGACATGTTGAACAAGTACCCAAACGCAAGTATGACACCATATTCTTTCATGTTTGCTATCACGGCTCAAATGCTTTTGTCAGGGAATGCTTTTGCGATCATTCATGAAAATAGCTTAGAGTTTGCTAAACCGTCACAAGTCGTCGTTTACGAAGATTTAGAGACAGGTGTGTTGCGGTATGAGTACACAAACAAAGCAGGAAATTCGTACCGTGTTGATTCTAGCGAGATGTTGCACTTCAAATATATAACTGTAAACGGAAAAACCGGTATCAGTCCATTGGATGCACTCAAAACAGAACTTTCCATGCTCGACAATGGGAACAAAATGCTAAACTCCTTCTTCAAGAAGGGGATTCAAGCAGGCGGAGTTTTGAAGCTCAATAAAGGTATGCTGAATAACAAGTCTAGAAAGAAAATTAAGCAAGACTTTGAAGAAGTAAACAGCGGTGCTTCAAACGCTAATAGCGTAATTGTTTTGGACGAAACACAGGAATTCAAACAGTTTGAGCTAAATACGGATATTTTGAAGATGATTCAAAACAACGTGTACTCGACAAAACAAATTGCTAAAGCCTTCGGCATTCCTTTGTCACGTTTTGGTATGGAGTTAGTCAATACTAAAGACGATTCGGCTAACGATTCCTACGTTTCTAGTACGCTTAGGGCACTCTCACAGATGATTACAGACGAGTTAGCAATCAAGTTAGGTATTAATGTAGAACTTGACTTCTCTACGCTTACAGGGCAAGACAAGGCTTCTAGGATGAATAAAGCAATGGAAGATGGCAACGGCGGAGACGGTTATCTACTGATTAATGAGGTCAGAGATTATTACGGATTGCCAAGCATTCCTAATGGAGATGTTTTGTACACGAAAACCACAGCGAAAGGAGGTGGGAATAGTGGAAATGGAAATTCGGAGTTTAGCGGAAATCCAGTCAACGGACAATCGAACGATTGAGGGCTACGCAATGAAATTCAATTCGTTGAGCAGAGACCTTGGCGGGTTCAAAGAAATAATTTCGCCACAAGCGTTGGATACGACCGATTTATCAGATGTTCGCTGTTTTGTCGATCATGATTCAAGTATGGTTTTAGGAAGAACGTCATCGCAAACGCTAGAGTTGGAAGTGGATGACGTAGGACTTCATTTCAGATGTCAACTGCCAAATACTTCTTACGCCAACGATTTGTACGAATCCATAAAACGTGGTGATATCAACGAATGTTCGTTCGGTTTTGCCGTAAAAGATGATTCTCAAACGTGGGAAAATCAAGATGGAATGTATATCCGCAATCTAAATAAGATCGATGAATTATTCGAAATATCGATTGTTTCGATCCCAGCTTACGAAGGAACGGATGCAGTCTTAGCGCAACGATCATTGAAACGAGTAATCGATGAAAAAGAAAAACGAAAATTAGAGATAGAACTAGAGCTTCTAAATTACTAGAGGTTCTTTTTTTTATACAAAAAAATAAGGAGTGAACACATTGGATATTGAGAAATTGAAAGAACAAGCGCAACAGGCGCTGGATTCAGGCGATTTAGAGACAGCTAAGGACTTATTAGCAAAAATCAAAGAAGCAAAAGAATCGAAAGAAACAGACGACCAATTGAAAAAAGATTTAGCCGATGAATTGAAAGAGTTGGACGAAGAAACAAAAGCAACTGAAATTCAAGAAGCTAAACCTAAAGAGCAACAAGCACAATCAGAAAAACAAGAAAGTACAGAACCAACAAGCAACACAAATCCGATCGACAAAAAAGACAAAGAGGAGAAAAGATCAATGGAAGTTATCCTAAACGACAAAAAAGAAACATACACACGCTCAATCAATCAATTCATTCGTACAAAAGGAGAAAAACGCGACGGATTGACAACAGTCGGAGCAGAAGCAGTTATTCCAGTTGACCGTATCACTAAACCAGAAAAACAACCCGAAACAGTTGTCGACTTACGTCAACACGTAGGACGTGTGCCAGTAACAACAGGTACAGGATCATATCCAATTTTGAGAGCTAACAAAAATAAAATGACCTCTGTGGATGAATTGGCTAAAAACCCAGCGTTGGCTAACCCTGAATTTACAAAAGTAAACTACGAAATTACCACTTACCGTGGATACATTCCTGTATCTCAAGAAGCTTTAGATGATTCTGATATTGATTTGGGAGGATTGGTTGCTGAACATATCCAACGCCAATCTTTGAACACTTCTAACGCTGCTATTGCTGCTAAATTGCAAACAGCAACAGCGAAAACAGTGACTGATATTGATGGTTTGAAAGATATTGTAAATGTAACGATTGACCCAGCTTACAACGTGAAATTCATTGCTTCTCAAAGCTTCTTCAACGAGTTAGACAAAATGAAAGACAATGACGGACGTTACTTGTTACAACAAGACGTTACAGTTGCTTCGGGTTACAAACTATTAGGGCGTGAAGTTGTTGTAATGGCTGATGATGTTATTGGTACTGCTGCAGGCAATAAGGTAGCATTCGTGGGCGACCCTTCACTTTTTGTTAAATTCTTTGACCGTCAACAAGCTTCAGTACGTTGGGTAGATAACGATGTATATGGTCAATTATTGGCAGGTTTCGTTCGTTTTGACGTTCAAGTGGCAGATAACGCAGCAGGCTTTTACGTAACACTGGGCCCAAAAGGATAGACCCATCCGGCGTAACGCTAAGTAAAACAGCGACAACGCTTGTGGTGGGGGCATCAGAAACACTGTCAGCGACTGTCTTGCCAGCTGACGCAACGGACAAATCAGTTAAATACAGTTCTAGCGATGAGAAAATCGCCACGGTAACGCCGGTTCAAGGCAAAATCACAGGTATTGCAGCTGGTACAGCAACAATCACTGCAAAAACTGCAAACGGAAAAACTGCGGTGTGTGAAGTTACCGTAACTGCTGAATAGGCGGTGATTGAATGGAACTGGTAGAACTAAAAACATACCTTCGCATTGATCATGATCTGGACGACGAGCTTTTAAAAATGTTGGTGTCCACGGCTGAAAAACTTATTCTTGGATCGATTGAAGTCGAAAAAACAGATGATGAACGGTTTAACTATGCGGTCACGTTGCTGGTGTCTCACTGGTATGAGAACCGGATTGCTACAAGTGAAAAAGCATTCGCGGAGATTCCGTTTGGAGTGACTGCTTTGATTCATCAGTTGAGGGGGCTAGATCATGGCGTTAATACAGACGAGTGACCTAAGTCAACGTATTGACTTTATAAAGGATACGACAGTCAAGGACGAGGACGGCCAGCTGGTCACCACACCTGAGACTGTTTTTTCATGTTGGGCTTGTGTTCAAACACGACGCTTGAGTGACGTTAAGGCGTCGATTGGTACGGCTTTGGAAGGAACACTGACGTTCATTATCCGCTACCAACAAAAATCAGAGCTAACCAATGATATGAAAGTGCGTTGGAAAGGCAAAACTTTTGAGATTATCACGATCACCAAGGGCGAGTTTGCCAAAGATTTCACCACTGTCATTGCAAAAGAGGTTTCAAAATGAGTGTAGAAGTCGATGCAACCGAAGTGTACAAAGCGCTTAGGGAAGTAAAAGCAAACGTTCAACGAGTGGAAAGCCCAGCACTTAGAAAAGCTGGGGAGTACGCTCAAGAAAAGTTACGACAAAACACACCTTACTGGGATGGAACGAAGTCAAACGGTAAACGTGGTTCGTATATGCAAGAACATGCTAAGAACCATGTGGTTACAAGCTCGGTAAAAAACGGATTGATAGAAATCGGCTATGACAAAGATGTTTCTTGGCGGATGCACTTTATCGAGTTCGGAACAATCAAACAACGTCCAAAAGGTTTCGTACAAAAAACACAAAAGCAAATCGAAAAACAAGTAACACAAATCATTGCTGACGAAGTAAAAAGGAGGCTAGGACTTTGAAAACAGCAGTATCACAAGTCTATTCAATTCTGAATAGCAATGAAAAAACAAAGAACATTGATTTTTACACCAATAGTGTTCCGGAAACAGCTCAAACAGTACCTAGCCTTCCAGTTGGCAGAATTACAGAGATATCCGGCAACTATGAAGATTTTGCAAGCAACAATCCTTTGACCATTCAATTTAACGTACAGGTAGATGTATGGGTGTCAACCATGAAAGAGGTTGATGCCTTTTATTTTGCCCTTGATGAGGTTATGAGGGGGAATGGTTGGCAATGCGCATACACGGAACAAACAGATGACGAGGACTTGGAAGGTGCAAAGCGGATTATCAAACGATATGTAGCAAATATTTCACTAAATTAAAAGGAGAGAAAATAGATGGCAACAGTAGGATTCGAGAGCGTCATTTTTGGCGTAAAAACAGGTGCAGGCGGCACTCTAAAAGAATTAGTAGCAGATAAGTCGAAAGGCGGAGCGATCGAAGCTAAAATTACTGGATTAGGCGCAACTTCTAACACAACATACGCTTCAAACGTACCGTTCTTCATTGCAAGTAAAGGGGTTTCGTCGCCAAAAGTTACGCTTGACGTGGCAGACTTAATGGATAACGGCATTTACAGCGAAATCATTGGTGCTAAAACCGTGGATGGTGCAAATGTAATTGGTTCAGAAACTGAAGCGCCTTACGTGTCGGTAGTCATGGTTACAGCGAACAAAGAAGGAAAACGCTTGTTCATGGGATTGACAAAAGGAAAATTCAGTCATCCAGATATCGACATGAAAACAGCTGAAGACAAAGGGGTAGAATTGCAAACCGATTCCATCGAAGGGGAATTCATTTCTGATGAACGTGGCTATGTATACTTAACAGCCGTAGAATCAGAAGGAATGACCTTACAAAAATTCAAGGACTTGGTAAATAACAAAGAGGGGGAGTAGTTAACCCTGCATCTACACCAACGACAGATACAGGGACACCAAAAGAACCAGAACCAAAAATTGATACACAAGGTTAGCCATTTTTGGCTAGCCTTATTTTTTGTAAAAACAAGGAGGAAAACAAATGATTGAATTGCAATTGAAACTTGACGGAAAGAAAAAAACATTCAAACAACAAGATATTTCCGCACGTGCAATGCGTGAGTGTATCAAATTTTACGAGAAAGCGGAAAAAGCAGACCTAACTGATTTAGAAGCGATTGATTCAATGATTGCAATTACAGCAGATATTTTCCAAGATCCAGCAGTTACATTTGATGCTATTTTAGACGGTTTGACTGCGAGCGAGTTAGTACCGGCATTAGAAAGTGTTTTTGAACAAATAAATGAACTGGGAAACAATGAAAAAAAGCAGACGGCGAGCAAAAAGAAATAAGTTTTTCTGAAGCTAGGAAAGCAATGGATCAAATCTACAAAGATTTAATCGAAGCAGGTTGGACGATGAGAGATGTGGACGAAGCCGACTATCATTATTTGTTACACCTTTTTGGAGAAGTGGAGAGTGGCGAAGAATATGTAGATGGTGCTGATTTCATCAAACAATTTTTATCGGCTGAAGACTTAGTAAAACTTGAGGAAGGAGGTAAATAATGGCAGGAAAAGGACAACCGGCAGGAAATATCAAGCTAGGGATTAGTTTAGATAGCACTAGTTTTGGTAACACGCTGGACGAAATCAATGCGAAAGTCAAACAAGCTGAGTCGAATATGCGTGCCAATCTAAAGGCTTATGATTCAGCAGGACGTTCATACGAAGCACTTAGTCAAAAGACGAAAGACTTGTCTACGGTTATGGAAGGGCAAAACGCCAAAGTAAGAGAATTAACAAAGCGCCGTGATGAAGCGATTAGCAAGTATAGCGAGGAATCGAAACAAGTTGCTAACCTTAACACACAGATAAACAATGCTACCGCAAAATATAATGCTTACAGTCGCCAGTTGAATGACACAAAAAAAGAATTGGTGTATTCCAAAACAGCCGTCAATGATTTATCTGATGAAATCAAAGAAAATGAACGGCAAATGAACGCCGAAGTCAAAGCGTTGAAAGCCGCTGGTGATGAATCTGGTGCGTTTGAAGCAAAACAAAAAGGGCTAGCCAAACAAACGGAATTATCCGAGAAAGCTATCGAAGAACAGCGCAAAGTTGTGAAACTGATGGCTGATGAGTTTGGCGATTCAGCAGATGAAACCGAAGATGCAAAAAGGGCATTAGAAAAGTTAGAACGACAAAGCCAAATATCTAGCAGGCAATTAGAAGCACTCAAAAGCTCCAGCGATCAATCAGGAAAAAAAATAGAAGATTTTGGCGACAAGTCCACAAGGTCAGCTAGGAAACTGGATGGGCTAAAAGACAAATTAGGCTCGCTAAAAAGCGCATTTTCGTTTGGTGCAGTTGCTGGATTAGCGCATAACGCTATTAGCAGTGTAGTAAGTGGCGTGCAAGGCTTGGTTGGCGAAGCAGTAAACGCATCGGATTCATTGATGAAGTTTTCCAAAACCATGGAGTTTGCTAACTTTGGGAAGTCACAGATAGAAAGCTCCAAAAAAGAAATGAAAGACTACGCCGATAAGACGGTTTATGGTTTAGAAGAAATTCTGAACACAACCGCACAATTGGCATCTAATGGGATTCCTAACTATACAGAACTAACCAAGGCGGCAGGTAACTTGAATGCCGTTGCAGGCGGTTCTAGTGATACATTCAAATCTGTTGCCATGATGCTAACGCAGACGGCAGGAGCTGGGAAACTAACAACTGAAAACTGGAATCAATTAGCAGATGCGATACCGGGTGCTTCAGGGCTGTTACAAGACGCTATGTTGAAAAACGGAGCTTATACAGGAAACTTCCGTGATGCAATGGCGCAAGGTCAAATCACTTCCGACGAGTTCAACCAAGCAATTGTACAGTTAGGTATGAATGACGGAGCAGTTAAGGCAGCCACTTCCACAGACACATTGAGCGGTTCTTGGGAGCAGATGAAATCCACTGTAATAAATGGGCTACAAAGTATTATAGAAAAAATAGGCGTTGAAAATATCACTGGTTTTATCAATACATTAAGTACCAAAATAGAAGAAGCAATGCCTTCTATAGCTAATTTCATGGGTAAATTAGGTGAGTTTGCCAAATGGATTGCAGATAACAGAGAGTTACTGACATGGCTCGTAGGTATCATAGGCGGGATAACTCTTGCAATTAAAGGATTAGCTGTAGCTTCAGCCATATTTGGAGCTATTTCTGTAGTAGCAGGAGGGTTAGTTGTAGCATTAGGAGCATTGGTTGGAGCTTTGGTAGTAGCTTATACAAAATCCGAAACGTTTAGAAACATAGTCAATGCAGCTTTTACAGCTGTGAAAAATGTAGTTATGGGCGTTGTCGACAAATTGGTGGAATACTACAGAATGTTGTGGGGCGTGTTGCAGTGGCTTTGGGAAAAAATAAAAGAATGGGCTTCATGGATTGGTAATAAATTCATTGAAATGAAGAACAGCGTTGTGAACACAGTCAAAAACATGTGGAACAGCGTGAAAAACTTCTTCAGCAATGGCGTTGGAGACACTTGGAATAAGGTAGTTGGCTGGGTAAAAAACATTTTCAACAAAGCAACTGAATTGAAGAACAAAGTTTCTGATGTAATCGGTAACCTGTGGAACGGTATCAAAGACACATTCCGTAGAGGTATTGATACGGTATTCAATTGGTTTTCAGAACTACCGACGAAGATGAAGAATGCCATTATTGTCGGTAAAAATGCCATTGTTGATGCGTTCAAAAGTATTTTCAACGCAGCACTTAAAGCGATAGGTAAACCAGTTAACGCAATCATCCATGGAGCTTCATGGGTACTAGAAAAACTGGGTGCTGACAAACTCGAAGAATGGAAAGTGCCACAATACGCAAAAGGAACACCAAACGGAGGTCATCCGGGCGGGCCTATGATGGTAAATGACGGTAGAGGTGCTGAAGCGGTAATCACACCTAACGGACAAGCATTTATCCCACGAGGGCGAAATGTAGTGTTGAATGCATCAAAAGGCACACACGTTCTAACAGCTGAAGAAACAGCTTATATGACTGGAAACAAAGCACCAAGATATAGATACGCCAAAGGTACAGGCTTTTTCGGAAATCTATGGAACAACGTCAAAGGATTTGCTGGAGATGTTGGAAACAAACTGAAAGATGTAGTCGGCGATGTATGGGATTTTGTAACAGACCCGGGAGCGTTGGCTAGAAAAGTGTTAAATGGTCTTGGCGTACTGGAAGGGCTTGTCAAATATCCTTTAGATGTTGGTAAAGGTATTCTAAGCAAGGCTACCGAAGCATTGACGAACAAAATCACAGAACTATTCAGCAGTGGCAGTTTAGACACTTCAATGGGCATGCAAGGCGTTTACAAATATTTGGCGGACGTTGCAGTTGCAGTAATGAAGAAGTTTCCAGGCTTTCAAGTAACCTCAGGTTATCGCGAAGGCGATCCATACTCACACGGAAAGCACAACGCAATTGATATTGCGCTACCGGGAGTCGTGAATGGTTCCCCTAGATATACAGAAGCAGCCAATTACGCATTTGAGAAGTTTGCAAACAAAATCGGCTATGTTATCACAAATGGTAAGGTTCGTGACCGTTCAGGACAATCAGGTACAGGTGTGCATGATGATTGGCGGACATGGTCTGATGGTGACCACTACGACCACGTGCATTTGAACGGTGTAAGAGATCCGCAGGGCGGACTTGTTAGCGGTGGCGATAGCGTTGGTGGGAGTGGCGTAGAACGCTGGCGGCCATATGTAAAACGTGCTTTGAAAATGAATAACTTACCAACCTCATCCGCTTATGTTGATGCGTGGATGCGACAAATCCAAACAGAATCAGGTGGCAATCCGCTTGCCATTGGTGGAAATGACGGCTTAGCAGACGGCAATGCTACTGGATTGCTCCAAACAAAACCGGGAACATTTGCTGCGAATGCTTTTCCAGGATACGGCAATATAATGAGCGGTTTCGATAATATCTTAGCAGCTATCAACTACGCTAAAAAACGCTATGGTTCGGATATGTTAGGTGTGATTGGGCGTGGGCATGGTTACGCAAACGGTGGAATTGTAAACCAACATCAAATTGCGGAAATCGCAGAAGGAAACAAGCCAGAAATTATTATTCCTTTAGATAAGGCTAAACGATCAAGAGCGATGCAATTATTGTCTATCGCAATGGACAAACTAGGAGTTTCTCCTAAAACTTATGGAAATGCGACAACTGTTTCCAGTGATTACGAAATCCTAGAAGCCATTGAAAAACAGGCGGCAACAACGAATCAGCTGTTATCGTTATTGCTGGCATTTTTCAAAGGAAATAGCCGAACTGATAGAGATTTAGCTTTAGATATTCAGAAGATCTTGGTTAGGAGGATGTAGATGCGAACTGTATTACTGAGAAATAGAATAAACGAAGAAATTGATTTGTCCACAGAAGACTATTTTGCTACTGGGTTGAGTAATATGGGGTTTGAAGTAAAAAAAGAACATGTGGGACAGTGGGGGAATTTCAGAGAAAGCAGTGAGAGCGTTGAAATATCTGAATTTCAGTCATCTGTAATCATTTCTGTGCATGGGTTTCGAGAAAAAGAACTGTACAATTCACTTGTGCAGTTCCTATCGGAAGGTCCGTTTGAACTGGAATTTGCTTTTGACGGCGAAACAATGGTAAGAAGATGCAGTCTAAAATCTTTAAGTAAGACTGAAATCGATCCGAAAACATCGTTACTAACAGACACTTTAGAACTATATTTCACATCAAACTGGTATTCCGTAAAACGCGAAAAATTAATTCAGCGACCGAATGTAGTGAAAACACGTGGTAAGGTTTTTCCGTATAAAAGATCTTATATCTACACTCAAAACTTGTGGGAGAAAAAAGGTGTATTCAAATTCAATAATAATTCTGTATACCTAACGAATAGCAAGGAACGGATGTCCCCGCTAAAAATTCGTGTGATTGGGAAGTGTTCAAATCCGTATTGGGAAGTAATCCAAAACTCACAAATCATCGCAACGGATGGATACTTCATAGATATGACTGAAACACAGACTCTAGAAGTATCAAGCCTTTTTGAAGATACAACGGCGATTTTAAAAGATATTGAAGGGGTAGAATCTTCTGTCTACCAACAACAGGATTATACAAAAACTAATTTTGTTCAGGCCCCAACTGGAGAATTCAGCATTGTGTTTCATGTTGGGGGGGCAGACGTAGAGATTGAGTTATACGAGGAGCGTGATCTGTTTTGATTTTAGCAGTCACGCTTTTTCATCGTGATTTAATGCTTTATAACGAACATTTATTCTCTAACAGTTTTGAATTTGGTGTGGACGAGATCAACGAAGAGGCTAGTAGCTTTACGATGGATAAGTACGTTCCTGTAAAAACAGGCGATTTTCTACTAGCAAAATATATTCCTAGTGGAAAATTTGCATATTTTGGTGTAATTACGTCGCAGGAAGACGAAAAAATCAGTTGTAAAAGCTTACTTAGTTTAGCTGATAGTGAGATACCGACTGCACGTGTGTCAGGAGATAACTACGAAGAGCATATCCGGCGGTTGATTGAATACTATTTGCTGAATGATCCAACGAAACAACTAAAAGATATTTTAGACGTCAAAGCAGAAAGTGCGACCTCTCATTCGTATCAAGCTACCGATACGAATAAACACAAGTTAAGTGCGTATATTCTCAATGGTTTCAAAAAATACAACGTAAAATGGTATTTCAAGGGAATTCAAAACAGAAAAATTTATACAGGCATACGTGCTGTAAATGAATCAATTTACATTAAAGACAATTCTTCTGAATTTAGCGATTGGGATGTGTTTGTTCAGGCGCCGGGCGCTGGAAACGAGAACAAGCTATTAATCGTTGATAAAGCAATGAAAGATATAGAGAAACCGATAATACTGTCAACATGGTATTTGGACGAAGAAAACAATTTGACACAAGATGGATCGAAAGAAAATATCACGAAACCAACTGTCAATTTGGTTAATATCTACGATCAAACCGCAGAAGATAAAGCATCCTACGAAGATGTGGCAAAATCAGAGTTGAAAGGCAATACGTATTCGCATGAAATCAAAGTGAACGTTGTAAGAAATGCAAAAAATTTGAATGTCGAAACGATTGAAACAGGGATGTTTGCCACGATTTCTTATAAAGGAAAGATATACAAGTCGGTTTTGACAGCTTGGCGAATATCAAGTGATAAGGAGTTTGTGGAATTGACTTTCGGAAACATAAGAAGTCGTTTTATGGATTATTTTGAAGATAATGGGGGATAAAAAATGGTTAGCAATGTGGATGGATATCAATTTGAAAACGTGAAAGTAAGCGCAGAAAATGATGCTAGACTTTATCACGTTTTATATAATCGGAAAAATCAGGTTATTGATGGTTACGATCAGTCTATGAATTTATCTTCAAGCGGATTAACAGTAAAAGTTGCTGCAGGAGCAGCGATTATTCAAGGTCGTATGGTCGTTGTTCGACAAGAAGAAAGTATAACAGTTCCAGCAAACTCAAGTGGTTATATAGCATTAACAGTGGATTTGACACAAGAAGTTATACCTGGATCTATTCTTCCAGAATCGGAAGAATATGAATGGACTAATAATCAAGTCAAGCTAGAATTTATAACAAAAGTTATAAAAGGTAATTTAAACAATGGTGATAAGGTCTATAATTTACCACTATGCTCAGTTAATTCTACTGGATCAACTGTTTCAATCTCAAAGATATCGGATAGTTACGAGCTGACTCTCTCTAAAGGAGAAATTTTGTGGAGGGGGACTGCGTTAATGCATGATACTCAAACTGTCCAACCTTCAAAAAAAATTTGGCAGACAGTTTCAGGTTTTTTGTTAGTATGGCTCCCATACGAAAACGGGCAAGCAATTGAGGATAGATATGTAACTACGCCTTTTTATAAGGAGCGTGTAACTTTTACTAATGTTTTAGGAGAAATTGTTTCAGGATTTGATGACTATCACAAAAAGTGGTTTAGTAAACGAATAAACTATAATTCGAATACTAATATATTTACAGGTGCAGCAAGCAATGCAAGTGGAGATAACGCAAATATGGTGCTTAGGTATATAGTTTCTTTTTAGTTAGGAGGTATGGAAGAGTGGCAAATTTAGAAATTAAATTATCTGCAAATAAGAGACAGCCTTATCTACGTCACCGTGTTGTTGGTAGAGTTGGTGATGGGGGGCTCACAACAATCAATGTACAACTTCTTGAGGAAGATGAAATTACACCTTTTGTAATTAATCTAAACGGTACTTTGAAATTTGTGGGCGAAGTTTCAAACGGTAACTATACCGAGGGAGAACCAGAAATAATCGATTCGACTAATGGGTTAATTAGTTACACGTTCACTAAGTCAAATTTCAGCACGAGTCATCAATTCAAACAAGCATATTTTGAATATGTAGATCCTAACGGCAAAAAAGTAACTTTTCAGAACTTCATCATAGACGTGTTAGAACGAGTGGATATTAATTCGGAGCAAGCGAAATACTATATTTCTTCATTGGAAAAATTACAGAGTGAAATGCAAACCACTTTCAATCAGTTCATTAGTGATAAACAGGTCCAATACGATCAAATCTACTCGAAATATAACGAATTAGTAAGATTGATAAATGAATCAGATAAGCAAGTAAATGATCGTATTGATCAAACCAATCAGCAAATCGGCGATCTCGGCAAGCTGAAAAAGATGTACAGTAACAGCATCGACTTCGGGGGCTACGATTATAGCGGGAATCCGAATTTAATGGCTAATATAAACGCTGACAGCTTCTCGCAAGGTACTGGTGCTTTATCTGTTGTGGATGATGGTGACGAGGTAGTGGTCACGCTTGATCCAAACCATAAATTAGAGTTATTCAAAGCGAAAAGTCAACCAAACCTGTTAATAGGTAAAACATATACCATGAGTGTAGAAATTATGTTAGAAGATGATTTCACTGGAGACCCTAGTAAGATAGGTCTAAGATATACTAAAATGCCTAACTGGGTATCAGAACTATATACGCGTAATACATTAACTACTGCTAAGGGTGTATGGCAAAAACTAACTGGCGCCGTTAAAATTACTGCTACGAGTGATAACGCTGAAAGCTGGTTTATAATGCTACAAAATAAAGACGCTAATAACAGCCTATCTGGCAAACTACGTTTGAGACACGCTAAAGTTGAATACGGCTCAACAGCCACACCATATCAACCAAATTTATTCGATGCACCGTATTATTTGAGTAAGGCGGCTTTGGGTGAGAATATTGCTAATAAGTCTGTGACGTTTCCAATTAAATCTAGTGATTATGCCGTGTACGACTACAAAAACATTGAAAATTTTGTAGTGGGGGAAAAATATGTTGCGACTATAAAAGCAACAAAACCTGCAACACAAGTATTTGAAGTAAGAAATACAAATAGTTATGGTTTTGGTGCTATGAAACCAGTAGAAGGTTTAACTGATATATGGGTATTAGAGTTTACTCCAACAAGAATTGATGCTGCTAGTCCATCAAGTCTTCAGATATATCAGTCACCAAAGAATACTAAAGGAGCTGTTCAAATCGACTGGCTCAAGATCGAAAAAGGCGACACACGCACACCAAATATCAGTCAGTTTAAATACTTTGGTGAAGGCTTGAAAGACAGTAACAATCCGAACGACTACAGCTGGGATGTCACACCAGAGTATACTGAAAAAAGCTTGAATAATACGGTTAGTCTGACTGAACCGCAATCCATCGAAGGATTGAAAAATTTCGAAGATGGTATTCAATCAAAAGGAAAATCTGTATTGACATCAGACGACAACAAATATGAAGTCGTAACCTTAACAGTTACAAACGGGAATACCGGATCAGCAAAGCTTTATCGTGAAGGAAAAACCGTCACTATTTATTTTTTTGCGTTGAATGGGAAAAGCAGTGGTGGAAATGATTCAACGATACTAACAATTCCAGAAGGCTATCGGCCACCAATTAGTTTTGAGCAACTGGTTGGCTCGATAGACCGTTCTACTTTGAACAGTGCTCAGTTATCTATTGGTGCAGATGGAGCCATTAAATGGCGAAGAAACTCAAGTTATGGATCGGATTATACCTTTGCAATTACTTACACGATTTAGAAAGGCGTGAATCGATATGAAGGCAGCATATAGACCAATTGAACCTTACGGATTCGAGCAAATCATTGTGAATGATGAAGAACATTTACCGGAAGAATGCACAGAAGTCGAACCACCGATTCCAAATTGGAAACCGAAATTCAATTACTGGGAGGGAAATAAATGAAAAACATTTGGAAATATGGCCGTACTGGCGGAGAGTATGCAGGAAAAGTATTGGACGACATGCTTGTATCCGTTCCTTACACAGATCAGCCACCGCTCGAAGGGGTTCGTTCAGATGGCGAACCGCTAACGATTGCTGATCAGATGTTTGATCCTAAATTGAACCAATGGATTATTTTAGCGAACGCGTTAGATCACAACGATTTAAACAATCTCAAAGCGATGTACGAGGCTCTTGAACATGAAAACGGCAACCTAAAACAGCTAAATGCCAAACTCATGCTAAGCGATGTAGCGATTAAACAGGAAAATACTGCATTGAAAGAAAAAGCTGACAGTTTAGCACAAATCAATTCAAAAATGATGCTTGCTTCGTTACAAAATAGCAAAGACATTTCAGAAATTAAAGAGCAACTAAATCCAGCTTCAAAGGGAGGTGAGTAGTATGTTTAGTTTTAGCGATGTGAAAATGATGTATGATTGGGGCTGTTTTACTGACGATCAAGTTCGTCTATTCGTTCCACTATGTATCACAGATGAAGAAGCAGATAGAATTATTAGCAAAGAAGAGAGCGCATCTTAAGTGATGCGTTTTTTTGTTGGAAAGTTGGTGGAACATGAAAGAAGAAGCGCTCCAAGACGTTGTGGAGAGATTAGTAAGAATTGAAACAAAATTAGACAACTACGAATCACTTAGAGAAAAAGCTGATAGTGCAAAAGATTTGGCAGACAAAGCCTACTCAGTAGCGCTAAACAACGCAGAAGATATCAAAGAAATGAAAGCCAATAATAAATGGTCGTGGGGTTACATGATCGGTTTAGGCATTACGATCATTGGCTATTTCTTGACTAAATTGTAAAGGAGTTAAGAAGAAATGATTTTACCCGATAAGTATTATCAAGTCATTAAATGGACAGTTTTAACAGTATTGCCAGCTGCTTCTGTGTTAGTTGCCACGTTAGGGAAAGCGTATGGATGGAATGGAACAGATATGACAGTACTCACTATCAATGCAGTAGCAACATTTTTAGGTGTTATCACTGGTGTATCGGCTTATAATTTGAAAAAATAGGAGGATAGATATGAAAAAGAAAATTACTATTACTGCGATGAGCCTGTTAACGGCTCTTTTTTTATTGCCAATTAACGGATTTGCCTATACTATCAACAATGAATTTAATTTGGGCGCAAATGAAGGTAGCTCACAAGTAGCAAATAATCAGTATATTTTACTGCATGAAACGGCTAATGAAACAGCAACAGGACGCAATGAAGCGCAGTATATGCAACGTTCATGGACTAGCGCTTATACTGCTTATATTGTGGGAGACGGCGGAATTGTTTATCAAGTCGGTCAACCTGGTTATGTACAGTACGGTGCTGGTTCGTATGCTAATGCCAACAGTCCTGTGCAGATTGAGTTACAACACACACATGATAAAGCAACGTTTGAGAAAAACTACAAGGCATACGTTGAATTGGCTAGAGATTCAGCAATGAAATATGGTATTCCATTAACGTTGGACACTCCTTATAACCAACCGGGAATCAAATCGCATTTATGGGTAACACAAAACATCTGGGGCGATCATACAGATCCTTACGGTTATCTTTCTGAAATGGGCGTAAGTAAAGAAAAATTAGCATATGATTTAGCTCATGGATTTACCGATGAAAATCCAACAACTTCTGAAAACAAGCCTGTCATTGATCCAACACGAGCTGGTGCAGCTAATCCTACACTGACAGATGGAACGAATTACGCCCACATTGATCAGTTTGGAGAAATCGAAAATGCAAATTTGCATGTAGCTGGATGGCACATTGCTAACTATAAATACGAGTATATCTTCATTATGGATTACAATACTGGGAAAGAATTAGCTCGAGTAAGAGCTGATGGAATTTATAGATCAGATGTAAATCAAGCTTATAATACTTCTGGAAATGTTGGTTATCATGTATCTTTCAATATGCGTAATTTTCCTAGTAAGAAAGTCTATGTAATGATGCGGGCAACGAATGATCCAGAGGGAAACACTAAAGGCGGTGCGCAAGATTTCCATGACAAACGTTGGTATTTAAATATTCCTAAACGATAAAAATAGCTCCTCGTTGAGGAGCATTACATAACTATATTGACAACTATAAAAATTATTCGATAAAATAGTGATGTTGTCACATATCTTCACTATCACTCATAAATAGTCACACTCCAAGATATGCGATAACAGGTTTGTTGCCACACCTTCTACTGGTTGATTGTTTATGGCTTTATGTGGCAACAACCTGTACTCTTAGCTCAGTTGGTCAGAGCAGACGGCTCATAACCGTCCGGTCGTAGGTTCGAGTCCTACAGGGTACATAAGATAAATTCAGTTCATTAACCGTTTGTCGAACACTTACCCGATTAGAATTTTAAATACGTTTTTGACTACGTTTTGAAATTTAGTTAGTACTAATATTTTATAACTAGAAGCAAAAATTAGGGTAAATCGCTAAAATATGCTAGTAATTTTCTTCTATTACCAGTCATATATAAATCCTGTACCTTCCTTATATCAACGATTAGAGGTTGTAAAGAAGCTGTCCTGCATCAAGTAATAAGAACGGCCAAACAAAAATAGCTTTTCCTATTTTTTCGTTTGGTTGGACTTATTACCGCAGATGCAAGCTTTTGAACACCGTTTGTTCGGAATAAGGGGCTGTGACAAGGCTTTTGTCACAGCCCCTTATTTTTGTTGTACTTTTAGCCTACAATATTTTTTGATTCCCCCTGAGTACTATTTTTTATAAATGCTAGTAAATCAATCTTCTTTGGCCTTTTTTTTGATAAAAAAAATACTAGATGTAAGATAAAAGTGTAAAAACGATTTGTTTTAGGAGGGAAAACG